TAACAAAAAGGGGGTTTTACCATGCCAGAACTCACATTAAAAAAGCACGAAATCGAGTGCTTAACAGTTAAAATTGGCGATTCGGCTTATAACATACCGCTCGGCAACTCGCTCAAATTCAAAGAACTCAAAAAGCTCAGCGATAACGACGAAATTATCAAGTTTTTTGAGAGGTACTTGGGTGCCGAGGTTATGGACGAACTAACCGCGGGCGACCTCAAAGCAATAATTGAGGCGTGGAGCGACGCAACGCAGAAAGCGAGCGGCGCCAAACTGGGGGAATAATAAGCCTTGCCAGTTTTCTCGACGAACACGGGCGGGCGGTCAATTATGACCTAATGACCCGCACGCGATTCACTCTTGACGACTTGGGGGGCGCTCTATCATGGGGCGCCCTTTTTTCTTTTATCAAGTATTCAGACGGCACGAGCGCGACAGCGCGAGAGCTGGGCAAGGCAACAGGCTGGGAAACAACAACCCAGACCAACGCACTACTTGCAGACATTTTTGACTTGTTGCAAGCAATAAATGCAAATCTTTGCGGGTTGGCACAGGGCAAAAAGCCTCAAAAGATTAAGCCATACCCGCGACCGGGCGCAAAAAATGAAAAGCGCCACTTTGGTGCCAAACCACTACCACCCGACGAACTTCGAGCGTGGTTTGCACAGAAACGAGAAGAAAAACAGAGAAGACGAAAACAAAAAGGGGGTTAATATATGGCTGACGGCGGCATGATAGAAATTGCAAAAGCTACAGTGACCATAGTGCCCAACATGGCGGGCTCGCAGTCCGAAATAACAAGCCAACTGACTGGCGTAATGAAAGAGGCGTCAGAAACGGCGGGCAGTGAGGGCGGCAGCGCGTTCGGCACGAAATTCGCGGGCGCGATCAAGGCAAGCGCCGCCGTAATCAGTACGGCTCTAACCGCAGCAACGGCTGCGGCAGTTGCTACGGGTGCCGCCTTTATCAACGCGGCAAAAGAAACCGCGGCATATGGCGACCAAGTCGACAAAATGAGCCAGAAAATGGGTAATTTTTCAAAGTCGGCATATCAAGAATGGGATTATATATTAAAGATAGCGGGCACCGATGGCATGAGCACCATGACCATGGGCATGAAGACGTTTACCAACCAAGTGGCAGAGGCGTCAAACGGCTCGGCGAGTGCTCTGGCTAACTTTGAGGCGTTAGGCATTTCGCTCGACGATCTGAAAAACCTGTCACAAGAAGAACTCTTCGCCAAAACCATTGCGGGACTACAAGACATGGAGGCGGGCGCCACGCGTAGCGCGTTAGCCACAGACCTTTTTTCTAAGTCTGGCATGCAGTTAGAGCCACTCTTAAACATGACCAGCGAAGAAACTGCCGAACTCATACAACAGGCGAACGACTTGGGCATGATTCTCAGTGACGAGGGCGTTCAAGCGGCGGCAGACTTTACCGACAGCATGACAACGCTTAAAGGCACGTTGACAGGCTTAAAGAATAGCATCATGGCGAACGTTCTGCCCGGTCTCACGGACGTAACCAACGGACTGGCGCAGATATTTGCGGGCGATAAGTCTGGCATCGAGCTCGTGAAGTCGGGCATCGAGTCAGTATTATCGCAAATAAGCGAGCTGACCCCCGACTTGATGTTATTGGCACAGGCTATTATTTTTGGCTTGCTCGATGCATTTGCGCCACAGTTGCCCAGCGTGGTCAGCGGCATTTTTGACTTTTTGAACACGGCGCTTTTAACCATTACCGAAATGCTGCCACAGCTCACGCCCGTGTTAGTTTTGGGACTCCAAAGCATTGCTCAAGTGGTTTTTGAGTCCTTGCCCATACTGCTCACGGCGCTTTTATCGGTAATTACCGAGCTGGTGAGCTGGCTGGCAAGTAATGACAATGTGAAAAAATTTTCTGACGGCATAGTTTTATTGGTCACGATAATCGCAAAAAGTCTCGGCGATGTTTTGCCGATTCTACTGCCCGCGGTGGTCAATATTTTCGGGCAAGTGGCTGACAGTCTTATCAGTCCCGAAACGCTCGGCATGCTGTTAGATGCAATTTTATATTTGGTGGGTGCCGTTGTGGTTGCGCTAACGGCGTCAATTCCCGAAATTGGCGGCGTAGTGGTGAAATACTTTGAAAACATCATGGACTTGTTTGCGGCCTTTGGCGTTGATCTGCGTGGCGGGCTGACTAAGCTAATCACGGATATACAAACGGGCTTTACTACTTGGCTGACAAACGTCAAGAACAGCTTTTCGACCGCTTGGGACAACATCACGGGCGGGGTTTCAAATATAGCCGCAACAATTGGCGGGCTCGTTGACACCATCATAAGCACGCTGTCAGAACTGCCGAGCAAAGTGTTGGGCATAGGCGAAGACATTGTTAACGGCTTGATTAACGGCGTAACCAAGAAAAACAGCTCGATTATAAAGACGATGCAAGACTTGGCGGGCAACGCAATAAGCGCGGCAAAGAAAAAGTTAGGCATTGCGAGCCCATCAAAGGCATTTGCAGAGCTCGGCGCATTTACCGCCGAGGGCTTTGGGCTTGGCTTTGACAAGACCATGAGCGACGTGCAAAGCGACATGGCTGACGCGTTTGGCGGGCTGTCTGGCAACATGACGGCAGAGGTCAAGGCGGTTGGAGCTGGCGGCAGTCTTATGACAGGCACGAGCATCAACGCGGGCGGCAATACGATAAACGTCTACGCCTCTGAGGGCATGGACGTCGAGCAGCTTGCGCAGATAATTGCATATAAGCTCGAAGAAATGACAGCAGCAAAGGGGGCAACATATGCATGATTTAGTTATTAACAAGCAAGGCTTGTTGATATTCGGGGGCGAGGCGTCTGACGATTATGGCATGGTGATCGCCGAGGCGCCCGCTTTTGACCGCCCGACAAGAAAGCAAAACGTTTTTAACGTACCGGGGCGAAACGGGTCGATCATATTGCCGCAAGATGCATATGACGACACAACCCGCTCGTATAACGTTTGGCTCACAAAAGAGGCGGGCACGGACTTGGCGGCGGCTGTTGATGCCGTTAGCGCTTGGTTAATGTCAAAAAAAGGCTATCAGAGGCTTGAAGACAACTTCGAGCCCGACGTGTTTAGGCTGGCGTACTTCTCAGGCGCGCCGACCTTTACCAACAAGCTTATGCAGTACGGCGAGACTACTTTGACATTCACATGCCGCCCCGAGCGGTTTTTGAAAGCTGGCGAGCAGTCTGTTGACGTAACGTCGCCGCTGACGATCTACAACCCGACCCGATTCGATGCAAAGCCACTGTTGCACATTGAGGCAAGTGGCTCGGTTAACATCGCGATAAGCGGGCGCGTAATGACCGCCAACGTGACGGACTATATCAATATTGACTGCGACACGCTCAACGCGTACCGCGAGCCATACGAGAACAAAAACAGCAACATAACGGGCGAGTTTGCCAAGCTTGTGCCCGGTGATAACTCCATCAGCATCACGGGGGCGACTCTGGCAACACTAACACCGCGTTATTTTACTATTTAAGGGGTTAACATGATTCCTATTTTATATGACTCTATCACAGTGGGCACAGTGCCGACCAACTACGGGCGCGGCGCTCTGTCCGACTGTCTCGGGTATGAAGTAACCGAGAAGAAAAACGGCTCTTATGAGCTCGTTTTGACATACCCAGCGACAGGAATACACGCCGAAGACTTGAAAGTCGGCGCGATCATAAAGGCAAAAGCCAATTACACGGACGACCCGCAGCTATTTTTTATTTACCGAGTGGGCAAGACCATCAACGGCAGTTTCACATGCAACGCCCGCCACATTTCGTACTATCTCAGTGGCAAGGTAATAACAAGCGGCACCGCGGCAAACGTGGCGGCGGCTTGCGCTCTCTTGCAGAGCCAAGCAACGGGTTGGACTATCTCGACCAACAAGAGCACGGCGGCGGCGTTCAAAATAACAGAGCCGTCAAGCGTACGGTCGTGGTTTGGCGGCAAGGCTGGCAGCTTGATAGACGTCTACGGCGGTGAGTGGCATTTTGATAACTTTACATGTAGGTTGCTCGCGACGAGGGGCGCCGACAGGGGCGTCACTATTCGCTACGGCAAGAACTTGACAGAGCTGTCGCAGAGCATCAACATGGAGAACTTGGCGACCAGTGTGCAAGGCTATTACAAGGACACGCAGACGGGTGCGGTCACGCTCGGCACGAAGATGCCGACGGGGTTGCAACTTAGCTACCCGCGTGACGTCGTTGTCGACTTCTCTGGCGAGATCGACACGCAGAGCTCTACGCCGATAGCTACACAGATAAACGCACTCACTACGAAATACATATCGGGGCACGTTCTTGACCGGGCTATAAACTCCATCACGCTCAACATAGTACAAGAGGGCACAGGCGCCGACCGCGTGGAACTTGGCGACACTGTCAAAATCTACTTCGAGGCGCTTGGCATCACGGCAACAACGAGGTGCGTGGCTGTAACTTGGGACGGACTACGCGACCGCTACAAGGCGGCAACATTCGGCGACGTTCGCGCCGACATTACTGACACCATAGCGACCACGCAGAAAGAGGCGGCGCAAGCCGTAACAACTGACGCCATGGTCAACGCCGTAAACCGCGCCACGAGCTTAATAACGGGCAACTCTGGCGGTTATGTTGTTTTGCATGATTCTGACAACGATGGCGAGCCCGACGAAATTCTTATAATGAACACGCCAGACATAGCGACAGCAACAAAAGTATGGCGTTGGAATAAGAGCGGCTTGGGGTATAGCTCAACGGGTTACGCTGGCACTTATGGCTTGGCTATGACTGCCGACGGCGAAATCGTTGCAGACTTTATCACAACGGGCGTACTTAATGCCGACTTAATCAAGGCGGGAACGATCAGCGACGCGGCTGGCAACTCAACCATGGACATGACGAACGGCGCGGCAAATCTGAAAGACCTCAAAGCAAAACAGAGTTTCAGCCTCGTAGACGACACCAGCAGGAAGCGCGCGGAAATAACATATAGTGCAATAGAGAACGGCTCTTTTTATGTTTACAACGCAAGCGGCGAAAAAGTCGTTTATTTACAGGAAAACGCACACGGAGGACTCCTCGAACTTTACAACAACAACAACAAAAGTGTCGCCACAATACAAGCTGATGCGAACTCGAACGGGCGCGTGAGAATAAGCAACGCAAACGGCAAACAAAATGCTTATTTAAATTGCTTATCAAACGGGGGCAATTTATCAATACTAAACAATAGTGAGACCCTCGTCGCCTATATACAGGCAAACTCGGCAAACGGCGCAAGCATGGGACTGACAAACAGCGCTGGAACAATTAATATTTTGTTCTCTGGCGACACGGGCAATGTGCGTTGTGTATCACTCACGCAGACATCAAGCCGAAAAGTTAAAGAGAATATCAAGCCAATTGAGGACTCTGCGAAAATTCTCGAACTTGATGCCGTTAGCTTTGACTATAAAGAGAAGACACAGGGCACGGACAAGCGCGGCTTTATAGCTGAGGACGTTGCCAAGGTCTTGCCGAACTTGGTCACACCCGAGACAGAGGACACACCCGCGACGCTCGATTATATTGGCATGATTCCATACATGCAAGACGTTATCAAAGCACAGGCGGCGAAGATAGCAGAACTCGAAGAAAGGCTCACAAAATTGGAGGGTTAACACATGCAAATTATTAACGTTGATTTGGTACCGGGCAAAGTGATGCCCATTTTACACGCGTCACAGTTCGACAAGGGGCGCTCGCTGGGCGTAAAGCTCTACAATGGCGGCGCGGTCTTCGAGCTGTCTGGCGCCGAGACCTTGACCGCGGCAGTGAGAAAGCCCGACGGCAACATCGTAACCGAAACGCTGACCAACGCGGGCGGCAGTCTTGTGGAGATCATAACAACCGAGCAAATGACGGCGTGCGCTGGTTGCTCGCTCTGCGAAATCAAAATCGAGAACGCGGGCGACGTGATCGGCACGGCTAACTTTGTGCTCGACGTCGAAGAAGACCCCACTAACGGCGGCATCGAGTCAGAAAGCGAAATTGATAACTTGGCGACCCAAGTGGCTGGGCTTGTAGCAAGCGAGGTCGAAGACCAGTATGACAGCAGCAACGTTATCTTTGACGATACACCAACCGAAAATCACGGCATAGGTTATGCGGTTACATCGGAGGGCATAAGGAACGCTATCGACAACGCCCTCGAAATGACAGACACGGCGAGCGGAGCGATAGCAACTTTTGAGAGCGAGTACGCACTCCCGCTCCACAACCTTGAAATCGAAATAAATGCGGTGCAAGAAGGAACAGGCACACCTTCACCGAGTAACCCCCGAGCAATTAATGGCTTTGATAGTGGGGTTGTGTCTGTTTGCGGTAAGAACTTATACAACAAAGCAACTATCACAACAGGTAAATTTATTACAAACACAGGAACTGAGTTGCCAAATCCTGTTGGCACATATAGTGATTTTATATCCATTAAAACAGGTGTTCCATATTATTTTTCACATATAGTTGGAATTGGTGCTTTTTATTCTGTTGCTGTTTATGACAATGAAAAAACATTCATTGAAGTAAAAAATATTAATGGCGGTTATGACGCAAGCAACACTTTGACATTTGATAAAGGTGCTTACATCAGGGTAAATGTAAACATCAATTATGTTGATACTTGCCAAATCGAGTTTGGCACAAGTGCAACAACCTTTGAGGCATATAACGGCACAACCTATGCAATCACTTGGCAATCCGAGGCTGGCACAGTTTACGGTGGTTCGCTTGATGTTACGAATGGGAAGTTGGTGATAACGCACGGAGTTGTTGATTTGGGTGATTTGTCGTGGTCGTATTCCGAAACACCACAACAGTTCCGTGCATCTTTGCCTAATGTCAAATTGCCAGCATCAGGAAATATAAAAGCAGACGCTATCTGTTCGGCTTATGAGTGTGTCGCTTACAATTCTTTAGCAAATAATACCTTTGCTATTTTTCATGCAAGCGTACGTGGCATAAATGTCAAAAACTCTGATTATACAGATGCAGGCATATTCAAGACGGCGATGACAGGGCAGAAGTTAGCCTATGAACTTGCAACACCAGTAACCTACCAACTCACACCGACACAGATTAGTGCAATCGTGGGAACTAACAATGTATTCACGGACACGAACGGAGATACGAGCCTCGAATACTACACCAAGATGGGCGAGCAAACTGTTCGCATAGCCGAGGGCGTGGCGGTTGATGTAATCAACAACAAGAACATCGACACGCTCAACACGACCAACAAGACTTTAGTCGGGGCGGTGAATGAGGTTGACGGCAAGACAACAGTTATTGATGTTATCCCAAATATCACAATGCAAAACGGCTATACTTTAGCCAATAGCCGACTAATCAAAGTCGGTCAAATGCTTGTTGGTATTCTTGAAATATCAAGGTCAACGGCATTTGCAAATAACGATGTAATGGCTAAATTTCCGTATTTTGATAGTAACTTTAATATTCTTATCAATTCATTTTGTAGCACAACAGATAGGTGGAACGCATTAACCCCTTGTAATGTGTTTATAAACAACAGTAACGGCAATTTGATATTTGCTAATAATATATCAAATGTTAAGTTTGTTAGAATACCATTTGCAATTGCTTTACCTTAAAGGGTACAAATTGAAATAAGAAAACCGATATTCTATACTTATTTCAAAATTTCAAGGAGGTTTTGAAAATGAAAAAGCAATTGCTTGTTATTTTTGATACTGATAAAGATTTGCACGGCTTGACGGTCGTTGACCTTGAGAAAAAACTACCCAACGGCAATAACAAGGTAATCAAAACATTACTTGGTGATTATGCCGATGAGGTATACAAGGAATTGACCGAGGATAAAACATAATGGCAAAAGTAGAGAAAATAGACAAGAATGGGAACACGGCAATTATCAAATTTATCTCTAATAATTGCGGTGTTTGTACTGACGAGCACAAGAAAATATATGAGAATTGTGAAAACTGTTATTTTCTAAAAACATTCCTCAAAAGTATGACAAACAAGTAATAATACTTTTTACGCAATTCACCAAAATAGGAACTATACAGAATATTAAAAAGCCCCGCAAATGCGGGGTTTTTGTTTGGGGGTGATTCCAATGGACGACGGGGGCACAATTCAGCAGTTAATTTTGCCCATCGTGCTGGCGATACTCGGCAGCAGTGGACTTAGCACGCTGATTCAATACTTGATTAGTCGGCACGACACGAGTGTAAAAGACGAAATCAAAGAAGTTAAAGACATCATTGGCGAAAATCAAGCCATTCTTGCACGAACTCACATACTTCGCTTTGCTGACGATCTGCGCAACCATGGCATTGACTACCACAGTGAAGAATATTATCGGCAACAGTTGCAAGACTGCGATACATATGACCGCTATTGTGAGAGTCACCCGGGCTTTAGCAACGGACTGACGCAGATAGCAAACGAGTATATAAAACGCTCTTTTGAGGAGCTCTACACCAAGGGGGTAAAACATGAGTAATAAAACATACGACATTATCAACACCATTGCACTTAT